GTCGCACCCCGCACGGGTGCGTGGATTGAAACTTCAAAGGCTTTAAAATTAACGTTTGGGTGGCTAGGCGTGAATGATTTAACAGTTTGACAGGGCTTTAATTTATCTAATATCATTCCGGGAACAATATTTACCTGCGGCGGCTTTTCTGCCTCGCCAGGTTTTTCCGTATTTATCCCGGCTTTTTTTAATGCTTCATCTTTAACAACGCCTCCGCCAGCCTGGGCCGCCGCTTCCGTTTCAATGAAAAACGGAATGATTGAAGCTACAACCGCCGCTCTTAATTCAGCGTCCCGGTATCGGTCTAAATCCCTTAGCATATATAACGCGCTCGCTAAAATCGGAGTACCGCGTACCGAGTCTAATAATTTATTTCCGCCGTAAACGAGCCAGGATATTTGCCGACCTGATTTTTCGCCTATCACCGGAATTCTTGTAAATTGGAATACATTATCTTTTAATTCTTCAACCCAATAGGCAACATGGCGGCCCTGCCTGTCTCTTTCAACTCCATGCGTGATTGTGTTTCCGTCTTTTATCGTATATTCAAAAGGCGTTTTAATATTATTTCCGCTGATAATATCCCAGCATGGCAGTTTTGATCTTTGATTAATTCTATTTACAATCAGCGCGTCCCCGCAGACCATTGCTTCTTGTCTTAATTCTTCCTGGAATTCTGTAAATGTTCTTTGTTGCTTATAATCAAAAACAAAATAATCATTAGCGTATAAATTAAAAGTGTCAGCCATTTGTTCAGCGTATTTCGCCGCTTCTTGTTCCCGCTCTTCTTCTTTAAGATGGGGCCATAAAATTGACGCAATCGGCGTGGGTTCTGGAAACATTCCGGTAAATATTTCATTTCGTATTATTCTTTTTATAATGCCGGAAAAATATGTATTTTCGATAAATAACTGGCGACATCTTTTCTGCAAAGTGTAATAATCGATTCCGTTATCCATTACATAGTCGCAGGTTATTCCAAAACTATCCGGGAATTTATCGCCGTCAAAAACGTCTTCTATTACTTTTTGCGTGTAATATGCTACTGTTTCAGATAAATTCATTCCTTTTACATTTACCATTGCGGAACCGCCTGAGCTAAAACCGGATCATTTTTTGTTATTCCTAATTTTTCTTCCAGTTCTTCAATTTGTTTTATTAATATTTTCCGCCGGTCAATTAATGAAGGTAAATCCTGATGAGATACATTAATGCTATTTTGCCCGGTATCCGTGCCATAACTTTTTTTATTATCGTTTGTGAGCTGATATATTAATTTATCTAACTGAAATAAATTAGCGCGGGTATTTTTTAAAGTATCTTCCCAAAACTTTCTTGAGTCTTCTGCTAGTGTTTCATGGTTTGCATTTACCAAAGCCATAACAGAAATTTATTTCTTTTATTGATTGCCAGCTTTAAATTATTTTATTTGTGTTTATGTTTAATAAACACTGTACCTCTTGTAAAAAAACAATCACCGCCTTGTCTTAAATTAGGAACAACACACTCCAAACAAGAAACAACCTTATTACTTTTATCTCTTACGGCATTATGACACTCTAAACAAATTTTATAATTTTTTCTTTTGCGTACCGTGTCTGTCATATACATTCCCATCTTATTTTATTGTTTTATAAAAAACAACAATTAACTTTTATCTTCTTTAATGGTTATTGTATATCCATTAAAAGAAAATGAAGTGTTATGCAATTTTAATAGAAGCGTTAAATCCTAGGCTTTTTCAAAAACCGTTATTATATTACTGCCCGCTAATAATTCTAAATTGAATCCGCTAAAATAATTCATCAGCTTTTTAATTCTTTCGCCTCTTTCTTCTTCTTCACTTTTGTTCATCATAAAAAATACCCCCTTTTGCGCTTTCCCAAAACGCTTCCCAGTCTAATGCTTCTAAACCTAATGAATATTTACACCAATCTTTTGCTAAAATTTCCAGCGCCGCTAAATTATAACCGTATGTATCCAGCGCATGATTAGGCTTTCCAAAAAAAGGCCGCCAGATTGTTTTTTGCCAGCGCCCATATTGGTTTTTTACGTCAACACGCTCCTCGGCTTCAAACTGCAAAAAATAGTCATGCGGAAATCGTCCGCAAAATTAGGATACCAGGCCGGCTGATGTTCGTTCTCATTCCAATTTAAATTCATAAATGCGTTACTGATTCTATCTTTTAATTTCATTGTGTTAATGTGAAAAGCATAGCCCAAGCCGATTCCCTTCAAAGTGCTTTGCTAAAATAATTGAAACGTTTCCCCGCCTTCAATGTAATCTTTCCCCTTGCATACATAAACGCCTTGTCCGTGTTTCATTGCATAGGCATAAACCCACTCGGTGTTCCAGCCTGAGTCAATTAAAGTTATTGATAAGTGATATTCTTTTCCGTCAGGCAATCCGTTTTCTTTCACGCCTATATATGTTTTATCGCTGATAAATCTATCAAGCTCGTCCCAGGGGCCGTTAAAAGTCGCTGTATCACCTTAAATTGAAAAAAAGTCAATTGTCCACGTTGCGCCCCCGCTGAATACCCTTTTACATCTACCCATAGCGCGTTTTTTTGTACGTCAACTGTACACGCCAAAAGTAGAATAGGGGAGCCGGTATTTTTTTCTGAAAGCCAGTTAGGTACTTTTCCCCTAACAAAACCATAGCGGCGGAATAACACTACCCTGTCGGAAGATAAAGTTATTCCCTTGTCTTCATAGGTTAGGCCCTGTTTAGTATTTCTAAAAGCGCGGTATTTTTCCGGGTCTTTAATCCTGTTATTTTTTAAATCCCAGCCTAATGAGAATTCTTTAACCATATCGTCCCAGCTATACATTCCCGGCGGATTGTATAACGGCGTTATGTGAAAAGAGAAAACGCCGGGGAGCTTGCTTTCTTCTTTTGGAATCCACTGCCCCGCCGGGATTATTAATTCTTTGTCATGGTTTTGCATAAGGCCGCCGCAATATTTGCATTTATAGCGCACCGAGCTTTCGCTTCCTTTTTCCGGGTTCGCAATTATGGGATTAAAATTATTATCGTTTTCCCAGATAATACCATAGCGCTCCTCATTCTCATTTATCCCATGCCATACAAGCGGCTGCATTTTTCCGCAATGTTTACACGGAACGTGATAATATTCTTGATCGCCTTGCAAAAACAATTGTTTAATAATTGACGTTTGATCTACCAGCGGGGTACTAGCCCAATATATTTTTCTTGTACGCGCATAAGCGTCAGTTCTATTTCTAATCAGCGTTATTACATCGCCTTCATCTTTTAATTTATTTTTATATGCGTCTATCTCGTCAACTAAAGCTATCTGGTAAGAATTCTGTCTTAATTTATCCGGGTTCTTGCTTCCGTAAAAATGCAAAAAGCCCTGGGGGTACTGTTTTTCGTTTCCAGTATCTCCGGTATTGCGGGAGCCGCGAGCTTTTTTGGATTGTGCAAATATTAGATTCCGCGCTCCGGCATAATTAATCATTGCTTCAATGCGCGTATTCACGCCGGTTTTAATTAATCCGGCATAGCAAGTTATGAACATCTGCGGCGCTGGATTTATCATAATGTGATACAAAAGGATTGTTTCCAAAACGCAAACATTACTGCCGACCTGGTTTCCCTTCATAAAAACAATTTTACGCGCCGGATTCAGCGGGTGAAATAAATTGACAATCTTTTTAAAGTACGGATGCCGCTCATAAGAAAACTTTCCAGGGAAGGGGCTTAATTCTTTTGGCAGATACCTGACGCGCTCGGCAAAATCGGAAGGCTCCTCGTATTTCTGTTCATCTGTAATTTTTTCAAACTGGTTAATCAGAAAATCAATGTCATTATTCTTCATTTAAAAAAATCTTCCGGACTCGTCCCCCAGCCGGGGGGGCATTGCGCCTCCCCTCTAGGGTTTCAATGTCAAAAAGATTTGTTTTAAATAATCTTTCGGCTTCCAGAATTCTTTTTTCGGCAATGTCAAAAAATTTTTTTTCTTTTTCGATTCCAATAAAATTTCTTCCGGTGTTTACGCAGGCTACGCCGGTAGAGCCTGAGCCCATTGTGTTGTCTAAAACAGTATCGCCTATTTTGGTATATACGCGGATAATAAATTCAAGTAGGTTTACCGGCTTTTGCGTGGGGTGATAGGGTGATAGCGCTCCACGCCGCCTAAATTATCGCCGTCAAAAAATAAAACGTTGTCTAAGTATCCTGTTGTTTCTTGTTCATATCTTTTGGCAAGCGTCCTTGACCTATAAACTGAATCGTCAGTTTCTTTTCTGTTTCTAATCCTTATGTTATCGCTTTTGTATAAACCCTGCTGGTTAAATAGCGGAGCCCTTTCGTAAAACACGCATATATCCTCTACGCGCCGCATTGGTTGTACCTTAGCAAAACAAAAACCGGTGGCGTTGCTTTTAACCCAATACCAGTTATATCGGTATTGCTTTAAATTGGAATGAATTAGCGTGGTAGTAAAAGGCTGAATAGAAAATAAAATCATCGGGGTATGCAATTTTTTAACCCTATTGTAGCTTTTCCATAATAGTTCAAAAGGTATTTTCACGTCCCATTTACATTCAGTTAATTCATAGGGCAAGTCGCAAAGAATTAAATCAATGGACTCGCTTTGAATTTCATTCATTAAAGTTTCGCATAACCCATGATATAATTTAGTCATTTTTTGCTTCTTCAATCGCCTCTTTAATTTCTTCCAATCGGTCAAGCTTGCTGTTTTCGTTTTGATATTTGTTTTTTAAATTATTCAATTCAGTTATGATTTGTTCTTTCGCTCCGGCAACAATACGGCCCAGGCCGTCTTTGATTGTTTTTATAATGTCATTCCGCGCACCTTCCCCGCTGGCCCGTACTACCGCTATAATTTTTTCCGCTTCTTTTTCCGGGTATTCCAATAATTCTTTTGTGATAGTATCGACAAAACTAAACAACCGGGATATTACAAAATCTTTTGGAATCAGCGTAAGGTTCCGCTCTTGTATGCGCTGTTCTTTTTCCGATCCGGCTGTCCATTCTTTGTAAATTTTCACATAGCGCTCTAATTTATCCAGGCCCGGATAATTGCGTATAATTTCCCGGATTGTCATATTTATTAAATCCAGCGGAAGCCCCGCTAATCTGGCCGCTTCTAAATCGTCAATAGGGCCGCCGGAAAAAGAAGGATTCAAAAGTTTCCTTGAGGAAACTTCCGGCAATCCGCCGACCGGCGGCGGCGGAGCCGGGCCTGGGGCCTGGGTCGCCTTTTCCTTATGCCTTGCCAGGTACGCGGCATTCAGCGGGTTTTCAGTATTCAGCTTCCCTGTGGAATTGACTACAAGTGTTTTATTTTTTATTTTTCCGCTTACGCTCGGACGTGATACCCCCGCCATGCGTGAAAATTCAGCGGGCGTTACTTCCATGTTAGTTGTAAGGATATAATTAAGTTAACAGTAAGGTTATTAAATAATTGTTAGTTTTTTGTAAGGCTAACAAAAAAAATGGCAGGCTACCTAAATAAAGCTCCCCTCGCCGAATAATTGCACCGGGGGGTGGGGGGAGACAGTACCTTTTCAGCGCCGCCGCGCTGTAAAAGCACGGGTAAAAAAGAACAAGAATTGAAGGGGTTTTCTAAGCGTTTTATAATATTAAAAAAACCATCTTTTAAAGCAAAGCTCTTTTCCTTTTTAAACAAAGCGTTTTTTATTCTATATTTTGCTTATGAAAAATATATAAAATCTTATACTTCTTTACCTTTAAGGAAATCCTGTAACTCTTTATAATACAAAGAATTAGGCTAAAATAATAAGGATTTTATTGATGAAATACAGACCGTGTTTTATAGAATGTAAATCCGGCGCTATTTTGAGCAAGACAGGAATAGCGCATAACAAAAACAGGAATAGCGCATAACGGATTTACATTCTGCAAAACGTGAAGGGAAAAATGCCCTGTCTTTACGGAAAAGGGGCAAAAAAACGCCGGAAAGCATAAGCCATCCGGCGCAAGAATGGAGAATAGGAATGTCGCGGGGGCTAGGAAATAACCAACACGCCCTGCTTAAATTTGCAGTGGTGGAAGCGTTTTCCCTTAAAATCAAGGCAAATTCCGCTGATTATGCCCGGAAGCCCATAGGCAAATTCCTTTATGGGAAGCGGATTTGCGGCATAGCTTAGGTAAGCCGCATAAGCTTTGTCAATATCTACCCAATCCCGCTCGCTTTTGGTGGTTTCAAAGCACTCTTTTCCGAATTGGAGCATGACAAAATCGTCCATTTTATTGCCCAAACGCCCTTTTAGGGCAATTTCTTCCTCAATTACCTCTTTTGTATCGGGCAACAAAGGCCGTTTCGGGCCTGAAACCATGCCCGGCTGGGCATTTCCATACCCGCCGGTCTTGCGGATTGAAGGCAGTATCTCCTTTACCACTTTACTGGTAAACCGCTCCGCTTCCTTTTTCCTAGACCGGAAAACAAGCCTATAAAAGCCAGCCTCGCTAATAATTGCCGCATCTCGCGGGCCTTTATTCGTGTATACTTTACATACACCAATCTCATCATCTGGGAATTCCGCTATTACCTGCCTGACGTTTTGAATGTCAAGGATTGCGGCAATATCTGCGGCGACAAACCACGGGTTTCCTTCCCGGTCAACGATCCTGAAATTATCGCCTTCAAAGGCAAATTCTTTGAGCGCTAAGTCGTTCATTTTCCTTCTTCCTTTTCTTTTCGGGGCCTTCCGCCTTTGGATACTTCCCGAATTGTTTCAAGGGCGGTTGACGGATAGACTGCCTGTCTTGTTAAAGGCTGAATTCCAGCCGCTCTTAGCCGCAAATAGACGGCATCTTCTGTTATTTCCAGCTTTTCAGCCATTTCTTTGATTGTGAATCCTTCCATATTTCAATTATCGCTGAAAAACAATAAAAAATCAATAGAATTTTCTATAAAGTTATTGGCAAACATAATATAATTTTCTATTATGTTTAAAGCATAGTCAATCATGGTCAATTACAGGGGGGAGGCTAAACATGGAAACTGCCAACGCCAAGGAAATCATCGTTAATTTGCGCGCCGGGCTTCTAGCCGAGTGCGACAGGGCCAAAAATTCCGGCCTTGAATTTTACAAAAACCAGAGCATTTCTAATTTCATTGAACACTTGCTGAATATCGGGCTCGATAGATACAAAAACGAAATACAACCTATAGAATTATCGGAACCGGGAAGGCCGCAGGTGATAAGGCCGCCGCTGTCGGTATGGGGCCGGAAACCGGAAGCGGAATAAGGGCCGGGCCGCGACGTGATGCCTCAAAAGTCGAAAATCTAGCCGAAGGTTTCTCAAGAAA